TCTCTGTATTGCCGTGGTACAGGTGCCAGCGTGTCATCTGCTTCATCCCCCACGGCTTGGGCATCAGGCTGGTTTTCTTGCGCAGGCTGTACTCCGTGCCCCGCTTTCGCAGTATGCTTTTGCCTGCGTTGGGCTGCCATTGCTTCCGGGTGTGGGTGTCTATCATGCCTCTGCCTGCTTCCTGTGTGTGTCCCCCCACGGGGCGTGGCCGTTCAGGCTCTCAATGTATGCCTTCTTTGCTTCCAGAGGAGCGGCCACCTTGTTCAGGGCGCCCACCAGCAGCAGCGTGTTGGCCTCCGCCATCGCTGCCAGAAACGTTTGCCAGCCCTCCTCTGTGGTGGGCATGTTCACCGTCACTTTGATGCTGCTCTTTGCCATGGTGTCCGCTCCTCTCGCTTTGGTTGTCTATCCTATGCGTGGGTGGGTTGGGTTATCTGTCGCCATCTGCTTCTGTACTTGCTCTACAAACCAGGCCAGCGTTGCATTCATCGTTGCGCTGTTCCTTGGGCCTATCACCCGTGCTGTCTCTTTCCGCAGGTCCACGACTATTCTGATGTCTCCGCCATCTATGGTGCGCTCCACAACTTTCAGCGTGGGATGATTCTCTTTTGTTTGCCGTATCCACTCCAGCAGTGCGTTCCCCTTACTGTCTGGGCTGGGCAAAAAGAGTCTCACTCGCATAGCACCTCACCCTTCTCCAGCCAGTCTCCGATCTGGATCCTGTCGTACACGTACTTGGGCACCTCCCACCAGTCGGTCACCACCTTCTTGTGTCGGTTCAGCCCACGTACGGCCACAAACCACCTGTCTGGCACTTGGCGCCTCATTGGTATCAGCGTTGTCACCTTTCCGGCCACCATCGGTTGCAGCCAGCGCTTGGTGTGGGCAGGCTCATATCTCATTTCTATGCAGATGCCCTCTTCCACGTTGTTGTTGACCTCCTGCACAAGGCATACGATCAACCCGACCACCAGCACAGCCACCAGCAGCACGATCAGCCCCATCAGCAGGTAGAACAGAAAGTCTTCCAGTCTGCTCATGTTCTCATCTCCGGATACTTCTTCCGGATCATCTCCAGCCCGTTTTCAATAGCGTCAAACAGGCTGTGCATATCCTCGCTCAGGCTTACTGCCAACTTGCTTGGCTCTTCTCTTGGTTCCTTCGTCTCGTGCTTTAGGATCCCATCCATTATGGTGCGGATTTGCCGTCTGATCTCCATGTTTCTTCCTGGCAGCGTCAGCACCTTGATGGCCGGGTCGTCGGGGTTCTCGTGCTTGCGGCGCTCCAGGCGTTCGTCTGACTTTTCAAGCAGAATGCCCATCAGCTCTTGCACATCCTTGTCCCTCGGGTCAGCGGCGATCGCGCCCTTGCTTCCCAGCTTCCTGCCGCCGGTCTTCTCCAGCAGCTTCCTCACCCGCTCGTCTTGCAGGTCTCCCGGTTCGATTCCCACACAGCCTACGTCTGCTTCCCTGGCTTCAGCTTCCTCCCGGGCTTTGCCCCGTCGCAGGTCGAACATGTTCCCATTCCTCCTGTTCCTTTTCCCCACGGCGGTCATGCCGTGGGGTTGTCGTTTTGGTCCTTGGTTTCCGCAGGCGCTTGCGTTTCTGCTTCCTGGTTCTCCTGCTTGCCGCATACGTAGCCGGCGGCAAAGCCACGGCGCACCCCTTCCGGCAGGCTTGCAAACACCTGCATCACTTCCCGCTTTTGCTGTTCGCTCATTGGTTATCACTCCCTGGATGTTTGTCAAATAATCCGTTTTTGTTTGCTACGCATACATAATATATTGCTTAACAAACTTTGTCAAGTATTTTTTGTTGACTTGGCAAACTTTTTTTGTTATACTCTTGACTGTCGAAAGGAGGGACCCCCGTGAAAGACCGTATAAAACAGGTGCGCACAGAAATGGGCCTTACTCAGGACGAGTTTGCTTCACGAATCGGAATCGGCAAAAGCTCGGTTTCCCTTTTGGAAAGCGGCAGGAACAACCCCAGCCCCCAAACCATCCAGCTCATCTGCCAGCAGTTCGGTGTTCGAAAAGACTGGCTGCTGGAAGGCACCGGCCCCATGAAGCTCCCCGCTGCTGAGGATGACGCCATCATCGACGAAGTCCTCGCCGGAGATGACGACTTCGTGAAAGCCGTCATCCGTGGTATCGCCAAAACCCCCGGCGGCTGGGAAAAGATGCGGGATGTGTTTAACGCCATCTCCGCCGAACTTCAAAAAAACAACCCGAACGCTTGACGGCGCTCGGGTTGTTTTATATACTTTCCTCATACGGCTGCCATTGGTTGCCAATTTATCAAAAACCGAAAAAAGGATGGTGCTCTATGTCTCAAAACAAGCCTGCGCCCCATACCGGCGCACTGGAAGCCTATGGCTATCTCCTCCTCATCCCCGGTTGTCTGTTGGGTGTTGGCCTCTTTGCCTCCGGCTCCTATCTGGGCGCCCTGGCCTGCGTCTTTGGTGCACTGCTCTCCTGCCGTCTCCTTCGGGCCGCCTCCACCGCCCTCCAGGCTGTTGTGGATATCCGGCATTCCGTCCTCCGGCAGGAGTCTCAGCTCGCCGCCCTTGCCGATATCTCCGATGAGTCCCGCACCATCCTTTCTCAGGTTGTCCCGCCGCATCCCGCTAACGAGAATTGATATTGTTCGTTTGACCGAATATCCCCCGGAAGGCTCATCCTTCCGGGGGCTGCTTTATTGCTTTGCATATTCCCTTTCCAAAATCATCCATACCCGTATCAGCACTTTTTCGTCCTCTACCTTCATCGCCAGTTTTGCAATCTCGCTTTGCACATCGGCTTTGCTCATCCGCTGCTCCTCTTGGTCTTTCCCCTGCATATCCATGCGCCCTCCTGTACAATCTAAATACAAGCCGTTTATTGACAGCCTTTGCCCTTTTTTTGTATCATCTTTTCATCATTGCCGTGGCTTGCCCACGGCGGCAATGCGGGTCTGCGCCGGATCCGCACGTCCGGCTCCGCTGGCGGCCTCCGCCTCATGGCGCATCCTCCTCTCCGGGAATGGATGCATCATACGGCAGGCCGCCCGTCTTTGCAACGCCAAAATGCTGGACGCCCGTCCCGTTTTTTGAAACATCGTCCCACTTAGCAGGACAGAAGGAAGATTGTATATGGATAAAATTGCTCTTGACCGTCTCAACCAACTCCGCATCGAACGTGGAGAAACTTTCAAGTCTCTTGAAAACGATCTTGGCATATCCGATTCAACTTTGTCAAAATGGTATTCCGGCAAATCCGAACCCTCCACTCGTGATTTGGAGCTTCTTGCGTCTCATTACAACTTGACCATTCCGGAATTGTATGCCAGCGTTCCTTTGTCCTCTGTCCCTCAGGAAAAACAGCAGGATATGGATATCGTTCTGCGGATTATCGACGAATGTAATGCAGAAAAAGCATTTCAAACTCAGCATTGTCAAATGCTCCTCGATCATCAGAAAGAGCTTCGCCGGCTTGAACAGGAAAATCACAACGCACTTATGGCCCAGCATGAGGCGCATTACAGCAAGGTTGTGTCCTATCTCAAAGCCCAGGTGGACAAGTCTCGCACTACATCCAACATATTGATTATTTTTCTTGTCCTCTCCCTTCTTTTTTCTGTCTATCTCGTTTTTTTGTGCTGTTCGGGTCAGGCTCTCCCTTCTGCCCACGGCCTGTCTCCCTGGGCCTTCATCGTCCCTCTGGTTGTCCTGCTCCTGGTCTGTATCGGCCTTATCCTCTATTTTCGCCTCAGATCCCGCCTGCCACATTCGCCCGCCGAATAATGCACTCCCGCCTCTTGGCGGGTTTTTGTTTTGTCAAAATTTTTGTTGCATTTTCTCTTTTTCGTGGTATCCTTCAGGTATACTCCAGTCAAAAAAAGAAAGGGGGTTCCCCATGCCCTCGCCTGCCGCCTCCCCTGTGGTGGCTGGTGTTTATGCCCGCAAAAGCAAATATGCCGAAGCCTCGGAGTCTGTCTCTACCCAGGTCGCTCTCTGCCGTGATCTGGCTCAGCGTCAGTACCCCGGCTGCACCTTCGTTGTCTACGATGAGGACGAAGGCTTCTCCGGCAAAAACACCAACCGCCCCGGCTTCCTCCGCATGATGGAGGATGTTCGCTCTCAGCGCATCAACGTTCTCTACGTCTACCGTCTGGATCGTATGGGCCGCTCTGTCCGTGATATCTGCGCCACCCTCGAAACGCTCCAGCGCCATGCCGTATCCTTTGTCTCAGTCCGGGAAAACTTTGATACCTCAACCCCCATGGGGCGTGCAATGCTCTATGTGGCCTCCGTCTTTGCCCAGCTTGAGCGGGAAACCTTGGCCGAACGTGTCCGTGATGCTGTTCACGCCATGGCCCGGCAGGGTCGCTGGCTTGGCGGCAACACGCCCACCGGCTTTGTCTCCCGTAAGGATTCCAAGGGCTGGTTCTATCTTAAGCCTGTCCCCGATGATCTGGACAAAGTTCGCCATCTATACGAACAGTTTGTCTCCCTTGGCAGCGTCTCTGCGCTTGTCACTTACTGCCTGCGCAACGGCATCCGATCACGCACCGGCGTTGAATATTCCCGCACCACTTTGCGCTCTTTGCTTGTCAATCCCGTATATTGCACCGCAGACCTTGATGCTTTCCGTTTTTTCTCGTCGCATGATTATGCACTCGCCGCCGAATTGTCCGAGTTTGATGGTTTTCTGGGCCTCCAGCCGTTTGGCCGCACTTCCCGCAACGAAAACACTGTCATCCTTAATCCCACCAGTCAGTGGATCATCGCCGTTGGCAACCATCCCGGCGCTGTTCCCGGTGCCGTTTGGGTTCGGGCACAAAACATCCTCGAGCAGAACAAGGAGCTTGGTGCCTCCTTTCGTGGCCGCCGCACCGAGAATGCTCTGCTCTCCGGCGTCATTCGCTGTGGTTCCTGCGGTTCTGCCATGCGTCCCAAAACCTACGGCACACCGCTGCCCGATGGTTCCCGCCGTGTTGCCTACATCTGCACGCGAAAAGTTGATAGCCGGGGCGATCTGTGCACAATAAAAAACGCCCCCGCCAACGACGTGGACGCTATCGTGCTCGATCATCTGCGTCAGCTTTCCCAACAGTTTGATTCTCTCAATCAATCCAGCGTTTCTCTGCTGGCCGCTTCCTCCGCCCATGCTGCAGAGGAAGGCATTCGGGCCTTGCAGCTGGAAGTCCAAAAAGCACAGCAACAGATGGACAACCTCACCGACACCCTGGCTGAAGGCGTCCCCGCTGCTGCCCGCCAGCAGATCTATCAGCGCATGGAGGATCTGTCCCAGCTAATCTCCGAAAAAGAAGATGCCATTGCCGAACTCACAGCCTCCCAGCTGGATTCTCAGCAACAGCTCTCTTTCGCAGAACAGGCCTGCGCCTTGTTTGCCTCCTTCGGCGATGGCTTTTCCTCTCTTACTCACGACGAAAGGCGCCGCCTTATCCGTTCCGTCGTTTCCTCTGTCATCTGGGATGGCGAGAATATAACCATAAATCCCGCCGGAGTGCCTGCCTCTTTGGGGTAGCTCAGGCGTTGCCAAAGTGTCACAGTAGCATTATCAACCCTACCACTTTGGCAACGCCTTCCACCTACTCCATTCACCACCGCCGCACCCTTTCTCTTCCCACTGCCACTGTTGCCGATCGTGTCTCCTATGCCCACACTCGCTCCGGCCTTTCTTTCACCGCACTGGCCGTCCCCATGCAGCAGAACCGTGAAACCGTCTCACAGTCTCTCTCAGATCCTCTGCGCATGCGCTCGGATCGTTTCACGGCCTTCTGCGCTGCCACTGCCTCAGACCCGTCCTGGATTCTCTATGGTGACGATCCTCCACCCGTTGTTCCACTGCAAGGCTCCACCATCGGCCAGCGCATCCGCTCATGGCGTGCTTCTCTTGGGCTTTCCACCCGTGCTTTTGCCTCCCTCTGCAATCTCCCCCAGTCAGGCATCGTCTCTTCATGGGAAAACAGCCGCAACGTCCCTCTGGTGGCTTCTCTTATTTCTCTGGCTGATGCTGCTGGCATCAATGCCGCTTCTTTCCTGCCTCTTCCGTAAAAAATCAGCCCCGCCGTCAGGCGGGGCC